AGTTCCTTACACTAAAGCTATTCCCATTGAGAAGTTCACAAGTGACGATAAGCGATTTGAGTATCATACGTTTGTGTTTCTGGTCAAGAACGAGTTCATTCCCGTATTGAACAGAGAACATAGCGGTTATTGTTGGACTAAACTGGATGGATGGCCGAAGCCGTTGCATCCCGGTGTGTTCGGCACACTCAAAGAAGCAACCATCAAAGAAAAGCTTACTGTGATTGAGTCAACGTTTTAGACGCGACCTACGACAACTTCGATAATACCTTCACCAGTGCCATCAAAATCTTCAAGAGCCTTACCCAAAACTGAACCCATCTTTGGGTCTGCTTCGGCACGGGCACGTCCGTTACCAGCCGATACCATCATATCACCCTTGCGGATTGTTCCTTGAACTTTTACAGGGACACGGCCTTGAAGGGCAACCGCTGTTACATGGTCACCTTCTAGGGCACTGTTCATAAGGCTTGCTGGATGTAATGATACGACACCAGCAACCTTACGTGAATGGTCGGTGGTTGATTGTGTGATTTCAAGATTGCCACCAAAGTCAAGCACTGTTCCTTCTTCGTAGTCAGCGTCTGCTAGATAGTTTTCCGCCAAGTCAGCGTATTGTGCTGACGTTGCTTGTCCGTGGAACTGAGCGGCATACATATTAGTCCAAGGGTCCGCCGCCGTTCCTACGTTTTGAATTGTAGAATCGGTTGCTGGAATAATATCACCTGATGTCACTTGAATACTTGTACCGGTAATAGCACCAACAGAGATTGTACCCACCGTTAGAGTATCCGTGTTTGGATTGTATGTGAACTCACCAGCACCACTTTCAAAAAGCTGCTGGAAATTTCCACTACTATTTAATGTTGTATCTAGAAAAGAAATTTTGTAGGCGAAGTTTTGAGCATCTGCCACTGCGTATGAGTAAACACCAGAACCCAAGTTTCCAGAGCTAATGTTTGCTGCCGTTAGTGATGTTAGATTGGCACCGGATACCGCACCGAATGAACCACTCCAAGTTCCCGAAGAAATCGTTCCGACACTCGTAAGCGATGAAGCAGTAACACCTGACCCCAATGTGGTGGAAGATAGAACTGATGTTCCGTCTATTTGATACGTATCTCCCGTAACAATATCTAAACCATCGACATCGAAAGTTGCTGTTGTTCCCCCATCTACGGTCATGGTAATCGTTCCCACACCAGCATCAGAAACGGTTACATCACTATTTCCTTGCGATATTGTGTTTGATGAAATACCAATCAATGAAGTCCAAGAACCACCATCCGAGTATTCGATGTTTGCAGTAGATGTGTTGAATCTAAAATCACCAGCACTGCCAAATGCTGCTGGTCGTTCGGCTGTTGTTCCAGCCGGTAGGTTCATTGCTGAGTTTGTATTTATATTAACAACACCCTGTGTCGCACCAGTTCCATTCGGCGTCAATACGATATTACCGTTTGCGTCGGTTGAGCTAATGGTGTTGCCGTTGATGTTTATGTTATCGACATCAATCTGGCCGGTGATGGTGAATACACCGCCGTCTGCTGTGATGTTTGTATCGTCAAGATTCACTGCACTACCAGTGGCTGGCGTCAGTGTGATATCACCGGTCGTTGCGGTTACTGTGTTTCCATTCACTGAAAGATTGTCAATATCAAGCTGACCAGTAACAGTAACTGTTCCTGTTACTCCCAATCCGCTTAGTGTTCCAAGAGAAGTAATATTTGCCTGTGCCGCTGTTTGTAGTGTGCCCGTGATGCTTGTTGCATCTAATGCATCTGAATAAATGTTTGCCCAGCGTGTAGCTGTTGCACCAAAATCATACGTGCTATCAGTTCCCGGTAATACATCACCAGTTCCATTTGGGGCGAAAGTAATGTTCCCGTTTGATGTAGTTACAAAACTGGTTCCCGTTACATCTAAATCACCACCAAGTTGCGGCGTGGTGTCTTCAACTACGTTCTCCAAGAATATACCACTGGCTGCTGCAATGTTCAAATAGGTTGTTCCATCGTTCGTGATTTGCCATTTATCAGTGGTTTCGTTCCAACGTATAGCAACGTCTGTGAGCGAACCACGGTCAATCTGAATACCAGAATACAACGAAGATACACCAGCACCAACTTCCCCAACGTTCAACTCAATGATATTGTCTTTGATTAGGGTGTCGGTAGAATTAACCGTGGTTGGCGTTCCAAGGACTGTTAGGTTTCCAGAAATAGTCACATCACCAGCGAACGAGGCGTTACCCTCGTTCATAACATCACCCACACCAAACATTTTGATTGAGCCTGTTGTGCTTCTTAGATTGATGTCTCCGGTTGCTTCTAGGTGAAACTCACCATCTGTAATAATATGTTTTGTCACTTGGGACTCCTACTTTCATGTATTTATCCTTTCCACGAAATGTTTTAGCGACAGTGTTTCATAGTTCTGGCAATCTTCCCATTCTGGTGGACTATATTTCAAATGTGGGTTGACTCTGATAAATCGACGGTCTTTGTATTCGTTCATAATATCTCGGACTTGGGTAATCCAGTTCCCATAATATGTCTCGACATCAGTGCTTTTCTTATAGAAAGGGCGGTCGGCATACACATTATTGAACTTTCGTGTGCTTTCTCGTTTTTGCTTTATCTTACCGTGACCCATAAGGTCGAAACCAATGAAATAAACGTAACGAGAGTTGTCATCACACGCCAGCGTCAACGCAACTTGACCAGAACTAAAGCCGAAGTTCTTGTCAATCTTGTGTCCTGATGGGGATGGGTTTCTGGTGTAAAAGGTGTTGGTCTTGGAGTATCCCAAGTTTTCGATGTGTTGAGCTATACCTGTATCAACAGCAACAAGAACATCTGGCACAAAGTCTTCATATAGGTAGTTGCACCCGTATGTCTTTCCGTTGCCTCTAAGGTTCTCTAAATCTAGTTCCAATCTTGTTTGGCCGTTGCCTATTACAAAAGCGTTTTCCACTATTATGGTTCTCCACACATAAAAAATAACCACGGTATTTACACACCGTGGCTATCCTTTTTATATATTGCGTATTATGCTGTTAGGCGATAATATCAATGTTTGCTCGGTCGTCACCATCGTCACCAGCGTCTAGGCCAGTGCGAGTGTAACCAACTTGTGCAGAATCATCATATGTGATTGTGCGGTTCTTCAACTTCGTAACTTGAACAACACTTGAATCGTTCAGAGTTGCGTCAATCGCGAACTCACCTTCGGCCAGTGAACCTGTTTTATCAACAAGAACAAGCGTCTCAGTTGTTGAGCCATCGCTTACACGGAACTTAGTCGTTCCCTTTTGAGCTACCATATACCCTGCTGGGCTAGTTGCTTCGCTCTCACCTGTAAAACGATAACGCGTTACTCGGATGCTTCCAGAATCACTTCCAATGAAGTCTTTTTTAATCGGTCTTCCCATTTTGTTTTCTCCTTATGTCTGCCGTTCTAGGGCTACGCAGATGGTGTTCTGCATAAGAATGGTTTTATACCAGACATAAGTATTTATCACAAAGAACTATGATATTTCCAGAAGGTGGGTCGGAAACAGTATTTGCGATATTGGATATAGACAACACTTCAAGCGAACATCTATCCCAATTATACGGTCACTGCATCACAGAACGTCAATCTCCACGATACTAAATTCGTAATTGCCAACAAGAACTACTACGTATATGTTCCCGTGCTTTCTCTATAGAATCGTAGTGAGCCTCTGGGTTTTTCCAAAACTCGGCACCATCGAAGTATGTCTGTAGATTTTCATGTCGTTTTCAACTTTATATTGATGTCGATTGCTCTCACCATTAGCTGCCGACCGCGTTCTGTTATACCAACGTCGAGATAACTTTTGCAAGGCTTCGACCGACATTGATGCGTAATCGACCATCATGACTTTTCTTCTTTTATTTGTGCTTCTCGGACTTTGGTTGCCATAAGAGCCTTGGTGACGCTAATAAGTGACTGCTTAGGAGAGCGATGAAACCCATCATACTCGGCGTGAACAGCTTTTCGTTTAGCTTCTTTGAGTTTCTCATACATGATGGATGTTACTTCTGTTATTGATTTATAGACTATACCCTATCTTACACGGAGAGTCAACCGTTAGTTTTTCATTCTCCACCAAAACTGGTCTTTCGGGTCAGTAAGCACATCTTCCATTTCAACTAGTTCGTTATTCAACCACCAAAATTTGGTGCCATCTGCGTGTTCAACAGCAGGGCCATCAGTTCTATGTAGTTTGCCATTCAAATACCAAACTTTGCTGCCATCTATCCATTCAATAGCAGGGCCACCATCTGTGCGATGACGTTCGCCATTCAAAAGCCAATATTTATTGCCATGTGCATCTGTTTCACAAATCGGTTTATTTGTCACGATTTAATTCTCCACCAAAACTGGTCTTTTGGGTCAGCGATGACATCTTCCATTGCAACTTGGTTACCATTCAACCACCAAAGTTTGGTGCCATCTATCCATTCAATAGCAGGACCATCTGTGCGATGACGTTCGCCATTCAAATACCAAATTTTGCTGCCATTTACAAGTTCAATAGCAGGGCCATCAGTTCTATGTAGTTTGCCATTCAAATACCAATATTTGTTGCCATGTGCATCTGTTTTGCAAATAGGTTCATGTGTTGTCACGATTTCATTCTCCACCAAAACTGGTCTTTCGGGTCAGTAAGCACATCTTCCATTTCAACTAGTTCGTTATTCAACCACCAACGTTTGTCGCCATTGCCATCTGTTTCACAAATCGGTTCATTCATGATTTAATTCTCCACCAAAACTGGTCTTTTGGGTCAGGAAGAACATCTTCCATTGCAACTAGTTCGTTATTCAAGTACCAATATTTGTTGCCGTTTGCATTTTCAACAGCAGGACCATCTGTTCGATGTAGTTCGCCATTCAAATACCAAGCTTTATAGCCATTTGCGTATTCAACAGCAGGGCCATCTGTGCGGTGACGTTTGCCATTCAAAAACCAACGTTTGGTGCCGTATTTGTCTATTTTACAAATATTATTCATAATGGAGTATATGATATGATATGATATGGGTGGAGTCAAGTATAAATTATATTGATTTACAGTTAGGGCCGTGCCATCGTTTATACATTTTATCATTATAACGCAAGTGATTACTAAAAGTCTATATAAAAGAAAAGGGAGAAACCCTAAAGTTTCTCCCTAAATCTTGCGTTTTACCTAAGTAAAACCACTATATGTATTGTATAACCTTACTGGAAGGATACGTTACTTACAGCGATTTCGCCCAAGTAGTCACCGGCATTACCAAAACTCGAAGCAGTGTTGGTCAACTCAACATAACCGTAACGGGTCATGAAGCTAACTACTGGTTCGAAAGTTGTTGGGTCTAGGACCGTACCGCTGCTCATTAGCGGGATATACGGGCAATAGAACGCTGGTGCGTCTGTTTCAGAACCACCTTTGAAACCAACCAATACTGGTGTGGTGTCAGAAGCATATGTATCAACATAAATCTTCATGGTGCTGTTTAGTGTACCAACAAACTTCTGGTTCGTTGGGCCTTCGAAAGTACCTTCAGTTGTACGTGCGAATGCTGATGTTGAAGCACTCTGTAGAACTGTTAGCATTTCAGAAGAAACAACTGCCCAGTTACCAAGACCACGGCGAGTACGCTGACCGATCTTGTTTGCTAGACGGTTGATTAGAACAGCAAGTGCTGCGTGTTCGTCACCAACGTATGTAGCAGTACCGGAAACGGTTGCTTGGTTGTATGTGTATTCTGTTGCAGCTAGTGCACGAAGTGATGCAAGAATCTCTTGGTCGATTTCAGAAGTGATTTCTTGAGCAAGTGCTGCCATTACTTCTGCTTCGATGTCGATTCCGTGCATTGCGTCTGCGTCTTGTGCAGCTTCGAAAGTCCAACGTGCTGATAGCTTACGTGTTTTAGCTTCAACAGGCTGCTTTACTAGCTGGATAGACATACGCTGACCCGGATCACCTTCTAGAGTAGCAGTGTTAGCCGCACGTCCAGCGTTGTTCGCGTCTGTAGTCGTATCTGCACCAGAGTATGCTTCAGCAACTTTGAAAGGTGATAGAGCTTCTTCACCAGCGGTCGCACCAGTCGAACCAGTTGAAGTAACTGTGTCGGAGTAACGAACGCGTAGCGTGTGAATCTGAGCTACCGGTCCCTGCATAGGCTGAACACCAACAAGTTCGTTAGCAATAGTTGTAGGCATAACACGACGAATAACAGGCAAGATTACTCGGTTAAGAGTTGCGATGTTACCATGTGCTGTACCGCCAGTTGTTGCTGTTTCGGTAAGTAGGTGCTTTTTTGTGTTCTCAAGAATAATAGACATATTCTTGCGTTGTGTGCCGTCTAGACCTTCGAGCAATGCTCCTTTGGTCTCATTCCAACGGCTTTCTAGTAGTGGTTGTGACATTTGTATTGTCTCCTATTTTTACTTAATGCCAGCCAATTTACGCATACTGTCTAACTCAAAGACATCTGCTTCTGGCTTTTTATGTGTTTTATCCCCAGTTTTTTCTTGACGATTGTTTTCGTTCACCATCTGCTTAGATGATTTGGAAGACTTTCGCTCATTCAAGAGTGCTGGTAGATATTTGTCGAATGCCTGTGTTAGTTTCTTGGTTTCTACGTTTTCAAGAAGTTCACGCATGGCAGTTGCTTTCTCACGGTTTAATGGTTGTAGAAGTTCTGACATAACCTTCTGGCGCTGAACACGATCAAGTGTCATACGCAGTTCGCGATCCTTGCTTTCAACGAGGCGAGCAGCTTTCGAAACCTTGGTACGAGATTCGTTTACAAGTTTTTCATTAGCAGCAAGCTTCTTCTCAAGCTTTTTGATTTCAACATTTGTGTTCAGGTGTGAAGTGCTGAACTCAGAAGCAAAGGCTTCGAACAAGCGACGACCGAAATCGTTCTTGCGTGATGCTTGGATGTCTTCTTTTAGTTGATGGAGTTCGCGAGAAAGGTTTTTGGAAACTGCGGTTTCAACCAGCTTAGCGGAACGCTTGATGAACTCCTTCTGAATAGTAGCCATTTTGGACTTAGCTTCGGTAATAAGTTTTACCTTAGTTTCAGCCAACTGCTTCTTGTCAGTTTGAAATTCTTCAATCTCTTCTGCTAGTGCTTGAACCATAAAGTCTTCGAACTTGCCCATTGCTTTCATCTGCGCCGAACGATCTGAACGCAGTTCTTTGATTTCTTCAGCTAGTTTAGAAACCATGAACTGGTCAAAGCGTTTTGCCGCTTCAGTCATTTTCGTGTTGAACTTTACACGATCATTAGCAAGTGCCTTCTTTTCTTTGACGATTTGCTTTAGCTCACCGTCTAGACTTTCAGTTACCATTTTGTCAAGTGCTTCAACCATCACAGTTTTGTCGTGATTGTACTTTTGAGCAAACTCTTCACGGAGTTCCGCTTTATTTTGCTCTTTGATTTCGCCAACTTTTTGCTCCCAAGCTTCTTGAATTGCTTGGCGAGTTTCTTCGTTGACAATATCACTTTCTAGTAATGGTTTTAGAGCCTCAAACATATTGTTTTTCTCCTAAAGTTTTAGGTCTTTAATAAGGCGTATAACGCCCTCTTGTAGATATTTCTGGACTTTTTGATCTTCGCCGGTCGCTTTGGCGATTTCCAGAACCTTGTGACCCCCACGCATATTCATAAGACCTTCATAGATTGCCATTGGATATGCATCGGGTGCCGATGGTTGAGCAACAACATCAACAGTTACGATTTCAAAGTCAGAAACTTTTCCATCTGCCTCGTTGACGTTTCCAGAACCTCTGGATGAGACGCCCAACTTAACTCCACTCTCCAACATGGTTTGCACAAGCTTGCCCATTGGAGTTGGAATAATCTTTAGTTTACCGTAACCGTCTGCACCTTCCATCCACATTGATTCAATGAGGTGGGATACGCGGTCTAAGTTCACTTGCAAATCATCTGGATGATCGACTTCACCCAATACTGATTCGCCACTTTTTAATCTTTCGGTGATCTGCTGAACAGCACCGGAAATCTCGTTAGTCGGATATACACGTTTGTTAGCGTTCAGTTGATCGCCTTGAATACATATACCTTTCATAAAGAGTTCCTTACCTTCATTAGACGTTTCGACAACGATCTGTGCCTGTTTGAAGGTAAGGTTTTCTCTCAAATAAGAAGCCATTCTATATTTTCCCTCTCCGTTAGGAGTCTCTCTTAGTTGTGACTCTTAGCTACTGGACCCTTGCCTTTGCCTGGGTCTTCTTTTTTAGCTGCTGGTGCTTTTGCTTTAGGACCGTCGCCATTCTTTTTACCGAGGTCACGAGGGTCCATGCCGTCTGCATAGCTACCTACGCTTGGCTTTGAACCTTCTTTTTTGCTACCACGGCCAATGTCGATGGAACCTTTTTCACGCTTCTTCGCAACAACGTCTTTGTTGTTAGGAGAGAAGCTTCCGCCAGTACCAACTTCTTTGTCACCAGATGGTGTGTCAACTTTCTCTTTGTATTCGCGAACAAATGACTCTTCAGTTTCCTCTTCGTCACCTTCATCGTCCATATCAAAGTCGTCCATACCATCTTCTTCTTCTTCGTCGCCGAATACCATTCCCATGTCGTCAGCACCCTCTTCGTCTTCGTCACCATACTCGCCGCCGTCAACGATTTCGTTGAACTTAGCTTCTAGGTCATCAAGAGCGTCTTCAAGGTCTACAACACGGTCTTCAATATTTTCTTCGCCGTCCATTTCCATGTCGTCGCCGTCCATTTCCATGTCCATGTCGTCGTCGGTGCCGAACTCATCGCCACCAAATTCGTCTTCGCCTTCTTCTGTCATACCAGCTTCGTCAGCTTCGATGTCATTAACAAAATCTTCTGCTGGAAGGTCATCACTGAACTCGTCGTCGTCATCACGGAAGGACTCTTCAACTTTATCGTCGTCGTCCTCATCTTCGTCATCAGACTCTTCTAGTTCTTCTTCGTCTTCTGCTTCATCTAGCTCTTCTTCATCAAGAAGGTTCTCGTAGATTCCACGTGACTTTTCAACGCATAGATCGTGGAAAATGGCACGTGCCTTTTCCATGTCTTCGTTGACTACATATTCGATTAGTTTTTCAAATTTCTTACTCATAGTATTATTAAACTCCTTTAAGGTTTATGGTTATAGGGCTTCTATACAGGTATTTAGAAATAACTGTGTATTTATTTATCAAACAGGCAAAAATAAGCCTTTTTGGTAAATTATAGTCCCATACCACCCGATTCGTCACCGGAAGGAGCCTTGTACTGTTGCTGTACTTGTTTGATTTTCTGTTCTTGTTCAACAGTTCTTGCATCGTTCATTCTACGAAGTTTGTTTATATGAGCAAGAGTAAGACGTGTTTTTCTGGTATCACCTTTGAATGCTTTCGAACTGTCTTCGGAATCATCACGGTAATCTGGGTTGTCGTCGCTTCTAGAATATAACTCGGTCAAGAACATATGTTTGGGTAATCCTCTTTCTCTTATTTAGCCAAGGATTAGATTTCAGGGGGCGGTTCGCCACCGGCAGCTTCTCCACCGGCAAGGTCTCCACCCATTTCATCACCTTCCATACCAAGGTCTGGTTGGTCAGGGTCTGCAATATCCATATCTGAATCAAAACCACCGGGACTGATACCAAGACCACGCATACTTTCACCAGTAAGCGGTGTTGATTCTTCTTCGAGGTTTTCTTCACGCCATAAACGGTCGTTCTCTTCCATTTCTTCCTCGGATAGACCAAGATAACGCTTCATAAGGAAACGCTTTGACATTCCTTGAACTTCTTGAAGCTGAGTAAACGTGCCGATACGGTTGCTGTCTACTTCGACTTCACGGTATGCTGAGAAGTTTTGTGGCTCGTTGAAACGTAGGTCGAAGATTGAGTTGTCAATCTGATATCCACGGTCCTTCAAGAATACCTTGAACTCATCATCAAATGTTGGGGCAATAAGGTTTTGAAGACGCATACAATAGTCGTTGAATACCTTTTCTTGAATCAGTGCTGTTCCCATACGACCATCGTTGTATGTCTGTGTGCCTTCTTCTGGTCCAGTAGGTAGGTATGAAGATGGAATACGCATTGCTCTCATCATTTTATTGTTGAAATAAAGCAAATCGTTGATTTCGCCCAAGTTGTCACCACCCGGCAAGACATCAACAGATGAACCACGCCCATCAGCAGTTGTTGGGAAGAAATAGTCTTCGTTGATTGAATTCTTAACATATATTCCGGCATCAATAGCAAAAGTATGATAGTTATGATATTCTTCTAGTCCATCAACTGTAATCGTGCCAACATCCATTGTCTCTTCCAAATACTCAATTGACACTACTTTATGGTTATATTGACTAACTTTTTTAGTAAAATCTTTCCAATTACTATAACCTTCTTGGGTTATAAGTTTGTCCATTTTACTATATCCCCATTTGTCAAAATCAATTTTACATAATCTTTTTGTTTTGGGATTAGCATCTCTAAACATATTCATTAATATGGAATCAGCATCGCATAACTTTAAAACTTCAGTTTTTGTGGTGGTATTATTTTTTACTATAATACTAACAACTCTGCCTAACATTTGCTGTGTTAAAACCATCTCTTGATTATTAAACGGAACTCTATTTTCAGCATTTTTGAGTAATTGCGCTAATGCCTTTGGATTTTCTTTCATGCGTATTTTTTGAGATGCAGACATATTTTTGGCATAAGATGCCTTAGTTTCAGGATCATTTTTGCGCATCCATACTGCTTTCTGTTGAATAGTTCGCATATCATTAACTGCCACAGCTTTATCAATAGAATTCATATTATCCCAGTTACGTTTGGTTTTAATAGATATCTTATTTTTGATACGTGCTGCCTCGGCATCTGACACAACATTCCAGAAATTATTTTCACTATGAAACTTAATATGATCTTCTTTATTCATAAAGCATAAGTTACTTGGATTATTGTTATTTCTTGTATAATCCTTATGGTGAATGGTATTTTTAGATAAATTTATATTTTCGTCCAAGTATGTAAACTCTTCATGAAGATTTTTATTCTTCATAAAATTAGCAACCATTCTATGAACATAAATCCAGTTTTTCTTGTTATGATCAAACACCTGTGTATATGTTTTATCTTTATGTTTTTTTCCAGTCGTAATGGGTGTTTGTTGTGTATTATGTGAAATTAAACTATCATCGGCAGTTAGTTCGGATGCACTAACAAATCCTTTTCCTAATACTGGAATTTTATGATCGGGGGTACATGTCAATGTCTCGCCGTTATCAAAAGTTAATTTAACTACTTCCGCATTCTCTCTGGTAATACCAGCCCATGATACTGGACCGGGAACTATTTCGCCATTTTCTGGATTAGTAGAATAAACCCAATTTTCCTTACCTTCATTAAATTCATCAATAATATGATTAAGTGATAGCGTCCTACCATCCAATAACGGAATTCTGGTACTCAAATCTAAACATAGTGGATTATATGTTGCGTCCATAGCGTTAGACCCACCCGATTGAGACGGTAATCTCTTTTGATGAATCTCGTTTTTGACACGTTCAACGAATGCCATTGCCATATGTGGCGGCATATTACCAACATCTACCTTGAACACTCGGCGTTCTGGGGCACGTTGAATACGGTATATCAACATAGCATCTTCCAATAACTCTTTCTGTTTGAAGACTTTGAAAATCTTCTCTAGAATCGAGTTACCAAATGGCCATGTGACATCCATACCTTCTGTCAACGAACAATGAACTACATGCTCGGACTCAATAGCAAACTCGTTGATTTGGTTTTCAAATCTTGAGCCACCAGCACTACCATAAGCACCGTTCGGTTGAACATAGCTCTGATTTACTGATGTACCACTGGATGTCTGTCCAGACACTTGGTCTTGGTGCGTTTTTTGGGTGGCCGTCATATTTTGGAAGTTCGGATTGATGTTACGAACTACATATTGTTCTTTCTGCTTGCCTTCGCCTTCGTTGACGATGACTTTGATGACATCTTGCATGTTGACCCAGAACCATTCTAGTGTCTCGGGGTCACGGATGAAAATTTGGTCTCCATATTTTAGTGTAGAACGGAATATTCTGAATAGACGGTTTTCAAACTCGTTGATTTTCCACCATTGAGTCAATGCTTCTTTCAGAATCTTCACCTCAGAGTCTGTTGCTTCGTCATAGAAATGAATATCAAAACCTGTGCCATTTTGAATGTTCTTTTGAGTACAGAACTCAGCAAGAATGTCCAACGAAGCATTTACTTCACTGTCGTTGTCCATGTTCTCATACTGAGCGTAACGTTCAATGCGGTTTGGGTGGCCGATATAAATCTCAGGCAAGTTACTTGCCCAGTTATAGTGACCGAAGTTATCCGAACCAGTATGCCCCGCGTTCGTAAGGGGGCTTGAATTTGTTTTGTGTACTTTGAAGTGTTTACGCCAACTCATATTGTTTCCTATCTATAGGGTTATTTATAGGTTTAGACCTCGTTTTTGATATTTTCTAAGTGGTCGGTGGCTTCACGTTGTAGTCGCAGAGTTGCCTCTTGGATTGTCACCAACTTGGCCATCAAGGTAGGCACATCCATCTGTGAGTTTTCTTGGGCAGATTGACTTATCAATTGGTTTTCAGCCATTGCCTTCTTTTGCTCGGGGCTTGCTGCACCCTCATCGTCATTGAAGAATGATTCTCGAACAGCATCAATACCAGATAATCCGAGTGCAGCCGCAGTACCTACACCGGGAATGAAACTAGCACCAGCGGCAGTAGTGTTTAGCAATGCCCCGGTGTAGTCACCTTCCATGAAGTCTTTTATGGCAAAAGCAGCGGCTGCGCCCGGTATGATTTTGGCAAGCATTTTGCCACCTATTATTTTAGCCGCAGCACCAGCAGCACCAGCACCGGCACCAGCGGCACCCGCCCCCGCAGCACCAGCAGCACCGGCAGCACCAGCGGCAGCAGTTCCTCCAAGGACAGCACGACCAAGACCAAAAGCACCCTTTGCTAAACTTGCAGCACCTAAAGCGGCTGGTGCAAGGGCTACTGCACTAGCAACCCCCAGTGACTCTAGCGGGTTTTGGCCAATCCATTTCATGATAGGTGGTAAGAAGTCGCCTATTGCTTTCATGAAATCCGTCATATAACCCACGTTTTCTTCCGTGAAGACTGCCTCGACAAGTGTACTACCAAGCTCACGGAATGAAGTTGTCAATTTTTTCATTAGTTTTTGTGCTTCGATTGCAGCAGCAAGTTCCTCGTCACCTTTTGCAAGAGTATTGGCAAGGTTCGCAAGTTCATCACGTGTAGTGTTCGTTCCAAGTTGCCATGCCTTTTGAGTTCCTAAGAAGGCATCAGCAATAAACTTCAAACTGTCATCAAATCCGCTCGCCAACGTAAGCTCTTTCATATTCTTCATTTCAGCACCAAGAGCATCTTTGTTGTCTATCAGCGACTCTCTGTATTGAAGCATATCTTTACGTGAATCAGCAGCTTCGGTA